GTTTAAATTCATGCTATAGATAGCGCAATCTCGGGCTGAGAGCGTTTGATTTTCCGATTTGCTTTCTGCCCGAGAGCAATCGGCGTGAAGGACAGCGCAGAGCCACTTCACGTCCGTTTTGAAAGAGAATCTTGAAAAGGTCGTTAATGACAAAGCCCGCAAGATCAAGATCCGTGGCAAAGAAGCTATTGTCCCCCTTAAATTCGACGAAGACGGAAATCCTGCCACAATCGACAGACTCATCTTCAAAAGGCTTAGCCTTAACGACCTCCGTTTTTTGCGGGAACTTCGGGCGCATAGCTGGGATGTCTCTAAAGCATCAGAAGCATCTGGCATTGGAATTGAAAAAGGAGAGAGCCTCATTAAAAAGTTATCTTGTTTTCGCGAAGAAGACGCGAAAGTTAAAGCCCTCTGCGAAATTCCGACGCCTGCGTGGATTGCGGCAAAGCACGTGGAGAACTTCTATGAAGGCGGTCGGTTAGAAGACAGCCAGCATAAAAGTTTAGCGGAACTGGCTAAGATAGAAGGAGCTTACAAGCAGACGGCTCCTGGCACGCAGATCAACGTTTTTAACCTTCCTCAGCTCACTCCTGAAGTCGAATCGGAACTCAAACAACTGGCCAGACGCGCACTCGATACGGAAGCGGCCTAATGAATGCGACGCCGTGGCTCTTGGCGCAGGGAAGCTTAGAGTATTTCACCAGAAAATTCCTGGGCATGAAATGGCCGACGCACTATCAGGATTGGGAAGAGTTGATTTTGAATCATGACCGGCTTTTGGTTCAGGCTCCCAGAGGTCATGGCAAAAGCCATTTTTGGTCGATTGCGTATCCGCTCTGGCGGGTCATAAGGGGCAAGAGAGAAATCCTGCTCATCAGTTATTCCGAAGATCAATGCCGAAAACTCATCCGAGATTTACGGTTGACGGTGGAGAACAATGAATTCCTGGCTCCGCTTCGTCCGACGACAAAAGAAATCTGGGGAACCGATCAGCTTAGTTTTTCGAACGGCAGTTTTATTTCTGGGTTAGGGTTTGGCACTTCGAGCCGTGGTCGGCATCCTGACGATATTATTGTGGATGATCCGCTGAAGGATTTGGGGGGCATGACGGATGAGGACCAGGAACGGGCCTATTTTGGGGTTATTACGGGGATGGCCATGGAAAAGACTAAGCTGGTGACTGTCGGAACACCCGTCAATTTTGGCGATCTGCTTGAAAAACTCGAGAAGAATGAGGCGTACACTCAATGGAAAAAGCCAGCGCTCTATAACGGTAAAGCGCTCTTTCCGTTTCTCTGGTCGGAGAAAGCCTTGGCCCTAAAGCGGCAAGAGATGGGCAGTATCAACTTCGCTAGAGAATATCTGCTACAGAGAATCGATCCTGCCACGCAACCGTTCAAAAAACAGTTTGAAACGTTGTATACGAGTATGCCGGAAGGGATGCGCTGGGCCAGGAAAGTAACGGTGTGTGATCCGGCTTATTCTGAAAATGACGGGGATTATACGGCGATTGTGACGGTTGGGTTTACGCATGGGAACCAGGCTTGGGTGCTGGAAGCCAAAGGAATTAGGCGAGAAGATCCTGGGGAAGTCGTTAAAGAGCTTGTGAAGACGCTTCAGCATCAGAAACCGGATGTTTTGGGAGTCGAAAGACGAAAGGGGCAAGCTCTGGAATACAGCTTGAGAGAAGCGATTGCGCGGTATCAGCTATTTGATTTCAAGTATGTGGAGCTTCAGCATCACGGACAGGCCAAATGGTCGGACAATCGTATTGGCGGACTTGTGGGACGTTGGGAAGCTAGAAGTATTCATATCCACCCCGATATGGGCCTGTTGCGGGCACAGATTTATGCCTATCGTGTGGATGATAAATCGAAGGAGCATGATGATCTTGTGGACGCTTTGGCCTATTGTTTTCATCCCGATCTTGTCAAACCCAATTCGGGGCATCAGAATGTGCCTCTTGATTCGGAGACGGCATCGATGGAAGGAAAGCCACGTTATCAGGTAGGACAAGGCCAGACGTGGCATCCAAAACAGGTATATGACTGGGCATCTAACAGTCGCGACTATGGTCCAAGATGGGCGCATGCGATAGATAAGCGTGTGAGTGATGCGGCATGAGAACGCAATGGCCGCAACAGCATCAGAAACAAATTGAGATTCAGCGAGAACTACCGAAGATTCAGCCTAATTTTTTGATGTTTGAATGTATTTATGGGAAACACACGGCGGAGATTCTGCATCGAGGGACGGCGTATTGCAGGGCCTGTTATGACGAGCGCAATCCGTACCGAAAAACAATTGATCCCTAGGAGGGTATATGGCGAAAAAAAGTGACATGGTGACGGAACGCAGCAAAGGAACGGATGATGATGTTTTTGCAGGGGACAAAGATGGTGCTCCGACGAATGGTCCGAGGGAATCTGGCGGTGGAGCGGGAGAGACTACCCGTTTAGCATCCGGTCCAAAAGGACAATATCGGACTTCTGTGACCGATAATTCTGGAAACGCTCCGTATATGGGTGGTTTGGATGCTGGCAAGGGCAATACGAATCAAGATGATGCGGGAACGGCGGCTAAATATGCGACTCCTGATGCGGGTGGCGGGATTGGGGATGAGCATGAAGAATCGGCGGCAGATCAGGACGTGGATACCTATTATCGGGAATTGTCCAAACGGCGTCCGCCGAACTATTCTAAGAATCCGAATCTTCAGACCAAGCAAGCTCCTCTTGAATTAGCTCCTGTGGATGGTGCGGAAGGATATGTAGGGTCTAATACGGGTCCGGCGGTTGATTTTAATTACATTACCGGTAAAAAAGGGTATTCGGAAGATGTACCGGTGTGGGGAGAAGAATCGACCCAGACCCGATACAAGGACGAATCCGGTTCTAGTGATGAAGATTCAGAAACAGCCATTAAACACGAAGAAGATTCTCGTGATGAGTTTGCTCCGTGGAAGCATGTCCAAACGGATGAGGGTCTTCCTCAGACATTTTGGAAAGCGGGAGGGGCAGGGGATGGAACTCCGGCAAATAGCGATAATCCTGATAGTAACGGAACTTTTGGTCGAATGGGCGGAAAAGGCCCAGTTTCTTATAAGACCGACTTAAATGTCCAGGATATTCCGTCAGATGACTCGGGAGATTATGATTCTTCGGCATTGCCGCAAACGTTATTTACGGAGGTGGAAGGTGGGGGTGCTCCGATGTTTAAGTTTTCTGGTGAGACGCCTCCTAAGTCTTTGTATAAACCGACGCCTCGGGAATAGGAGGGATTATGTTTGGGTTTGATTCGAAAGAAAAAGAGTCACCGGAATTGGAATTGCCGAAGCAGACAGAAAAAACGGATGCGATGTGCGTGGAAGAAGGATGTTTTGAACTAAAAGCTCCAGCGCAAACGTATCTTTGCGCCAAACATATGAGATCGAATTAATGGTTCAGGGCCTTCCTAATCAGCCGGATAATAACCTGTTTCCGCTTCAGGCGGCGAGGCCTGGGGATTCGCAATTAGCAATTCAGCGTAAAGAAGAATTGGTTTCTTATGTGAAGAGTTTTTATCGAGCCAGTTGGGATTGGCGCAGTACGCGTTATCACGCTCAATGGGACAAATTCGATAGGAATTACCATAGCCTCTATGATCCTGTCCTGCTTGGAAGAAAAGAACCTTGGCAGTCCCATATGTTTGTGGGTGTGGCAGTTCAGAATGTGGAGATTATTGCCAACTCCATTTTTAAGATCATGTTCGCGCCGAAACCTGTTGTGGAAGTTCAAGCGGGTCCGGATGGGGATGCTTTACAGGCTGAACTCATTCAGGACGCGACAGAATATGAAATGCACAAAGCGAAGTTTGATTTAGCTTTTTATGATTCCATGAAAGAAGCGTGTCGATATGGATCAGGGTTTATGAAACTTTGGTGGGAAAAGAGGATTGAGACTCGCAAGCGAAAAACGATGATGACGCAGAGTCCGCAGGATTTCGCGCAGGGGCTCTCCGGACCGCAGTTAACCGGACAGGCTCCGATGGGAACGCCACCGTTTCAGGGTTTCGGCATGGCTCCGAAACAGGTGATGATCAAGAATTGCTTGAATGCTGAATATGTTCATATCCGAAACATCTTTCCAGAACCCAATACAACGACCTGGGATAAGATTCTTCATCGTGAAAAGAAATCGTATGGTTGGATTATGGACGGCATCAAGTCCGGCAAGTTCTTTGATGTCTCGCAGGATTTGGAAGGGTTGGTGGAGGGAGAACGATTTGACGATGACTTACGCACATCGAAAGCGGATCGCAAGTTTATTGATCTCACGCGCATCTGGTCGACTTATGAGAAGCGGCATACGATCTGGGAATTGGAAGCTCCGATTCCGCGCAAATGGATTGATTTTGAGACGCCGGAGGGTCCGCAGGCGGAAGAATTGGTTCCTGGTCGAATACTCGTAGCCTCTGGAGCGTGGTTGTTGGCCAGCATGGAGAACGATAACGTTGAAGGCTATAATTCCATTGTCAAAGTCGATTACATTCGCACTGGCGAGCCATACGGCAAAGGTGTGATCGAACTGATTCTGGATGAACAAGATGAGATTAACGAGATTCGAAACCAGCGCGTCGATAACGTGAATCTCATTATGAACAAGATGATCGCCGTATTCGAGAAGGCGATTGTTAACCGTAAAGATTTGAATAGTCAGCCTGGTGGTATTGTCCGTATCAAAGATCAGGTGAGTGATGATATCCGCAAGGTATTGACTCCCCTTGAATTCCCCGACATTTCGCAATCGGCCTATAAAGAGACAATGGAAATTGAACGACAGGTTCAGGAGCGAACAGGAGCCAACCGCGTAACGATGGGTTCTTCTGGTGGTGTCAAAGATTCTAATCAGACGTTGGGTGGAATGGAACTTTTGAAACAGATGTTTAATGAACGCTTAGCAGCGTACGGCATGATTATTGAAAGTCAGTTTCTCGTAGAAGCAAGCGAACGAATTTACTCGCTCATTTACGGAAATTTGCAGCCGGATGACATGAAAGCGATTTTGGGGGACACGCCAGTCCAGATTGGTACATTACAAGTTCCATCTCCACCGCCTCCTCCAGCTCCTCCAGGCATGCCGCCATTGCCGCAAGCTCCTCCGCAATCTGTTCCGCACATGATTCCACGCTATTTGGCCTTTGTGTTTGTTCCACCTGAGATGGTGGCGGAAAGCTATCGGTTTCGGCCTATGGGAATTTTCTCAATGGAGAATAAGATTGTGAAGTCAGCGCAGGTGATGGATGCAATCAAGGTCGGAACCATGCTTCCGCCTGGGAGTATGAATATCTCTTCTGCCCTTCAATTTGTTCTGGAAAAATTGCAGACCATTCCAGAAGCCAAAGCCTGGTTCCCACCGTTTCCTGACATGCCTGGAATTGTAAGTGGTGCTCCGCAAATGATGCCGCCTTCAATGGGGGGGCCTGGAGGTCCGCCACCTCCTGGCACACCTCCTCCTGGAATGGGTCCTCTTGGACCAGAAGCTGGTCATGCGCCGCCGAATAAAGTTCCGATGCAGAATAATAGTCCTAGCACTGCGATGGCCGCTCCTGGCATGAAATCGGGGCCGCGTGGTAATCAGCCTAGCTTCTTACCGCGTCCTATTCGCAGACAACCAGTGGCTCCATGAGTGCCCTTGAAAATTTTGTCAGGGAATATGTTTCTCTTCAAAGTAGAGCCATTATTTCCATAAAAACGAATATTAGGAAAATATTAACGCAGCCTATAAGTGACGGTAAATTCTCGATGCCGGATAGTTCTTTCACTTCTGAAGATGAGGTGCAATGGGCAAAAAGGCGCATGGATTCTGTGCGTGTTTCGCAATATTCCGACACCAAATGCGGGCTTCCGAATTGCTATGACCCGATGGGCGCTTATTTGTGCGGCGGCAGGTCCGATGGTTCAAGTTCTCCCTGTAATAAGCGGGAAGGCAATGAATGTCTCATTCGCAAAGGAGATTTAAGCAATCCGCATTTCCAAAGCTGTGCTTTCTGGGAAATAGCCAATGCCGGAGATCAAGAAGCTCGCTATAGTCCTGATGGCCGGTTGGATGATGACAGGATTGGTTTTGGAACTACAAAAAATAGTTTAGGGTATGGGTGTATTCGCTGTGAATATTACAAACCCATGATGCGGTCTGACAGCGAAGGAAGACCAGGCTGGTGTTCACTAAAAGGTCATACGGTAGAAGAAAATAGTTGCTGTTGGGACAATGAACCCAAGGATGATGACGAATGATTTCTTTTCGGAAATGGTTGCAAGATATTTTCAAACCTTCTGAGATGCAATATCGGGAAGCATCGCTTGAGGATGTTCATGCGGCTCTTCAAGATCAAGCTGTTCGGACGCTGTGGTTGATGGAAATCGTTTTAAAGATTCAGCAGATGAATATGGAACTTGACAACCTTTTAGCCAAACCAGATAAAGAGCGAATTTGGGAAACTTTTGCCATTGAACGAAGGACATTGCTTAGATGTGTCCAGATGATTTTGGATGCGAGAGATGTACTCAATTCCGAAAGAGAAGATCAGGAACTCCAGAACCGAAGAGCGGAGCGAATAGCTCAATCCACGGCGGCTCCTCTTGATCTACGACAGAGTCAATAATCCCGCGAGGGACTGACAATAAGGAGATTCAAATGGCAGAAGTAACAGAAATGAAGTCAGCCGTAGAACTGAACGCGCAAAAACCACCGCCATTCGTAGCGTCACAATCGGGAGCAGTAGAGAAAGCACCGACGGCGAACGAAGAGGAGATGATTCGAGCGATGTTTCAGCAGGCAGCGGCTCAAGGGAATGACAATGATTTGCATGTAACGGTGACGCTTCCGCAGGCTCCGGCTCCAGGACCGGAACAACCTCCGAGTGCACCTGCACCTGCTGTTGTTGTTCCACAGAAGTTTCAGAAACCGGATGGGACAGTGGACGAAGATAAGCTCAAGGCTTCTTCCGAGCGACTTAATGAGGCCGTAGAACAGAAACAAAAGACTGTTGATGAACTTCTTCTGGAATATCAAGAACGCGAGAAGAAACTGCATGGGCTAGGACAGCAGAAAGCGGAGATTGAAAGGCAGATGTCGCCAGTTCTTGCTCCTGTGGTTCCTATCCAAGATCCGCAAGCTCTTCAGCAACGTATTTTACAGGACTATCAGCAAAATCCTTTAGATACGGTGATTAAGTTATCCGAGGCGATTGCGGAGACAAAGTTGGCTCCTTTTCGAGATCGGTTCCAGCAGGAAGATGAACAACGGCGATTACAAGGAATGCGGCAGAATGTGGCGGATTTGGCGCAAGCCGATCCCCGCTTCTTGGACCCGCGTTTAAATGCCATGGTGAATCAGGTATTGGATGAAGAGCCTGGCATGATGCGTTTAAAAAATCCTCATAAAGCCGCTTGGAATGAAGTCAAAGAACGGTTGCGATTGGGCGAACCTAATCAGGTTCCAGCACAGCCCAGCAGTGCCATGCCGACGTTAGGGCGTGGCGCACCACCGTCTGTCTCAGCGTTGCCAGGTCCGATCACGCCTCAAACGGCTTTTCAACAGGCTCAGCAGGTGAATCCTTATTCTCCTGAAGGCAAAGCTTTTGAAGAGCAACTCAAGGAAATGACGCGGGGCCTTTGGCAGCAGTAGCGTCCGCTTCAAGATTCGTGCTTAAAAGGATTTGGGACATAAGCCATAACAGGCCCAGGGCCCAGATAGATTAGATGGCTGATACAAACACTACTACGACGTCGTTAAATAACCTTCTGCTTTCATGGTTTTCACGGAAGATTATTGCCACACTTGTTCCGAAAACCCCGCTGATCGAGTTCGCGCAACGGGATGAACTTCCGCTTCGCACAGGCACGACAGCGACGTTCAACGGATGGAATCGTATCAAAGGAGCTTCGTCAACCCTTTCCGAAGGCACGGCGAATTCGTTGATTGCGCTTTCGTCTCGTAAAGTGTCTGGCACTATTGCCGGATACGGACGCGGAGTGAAACTGACCGATCTCACCACCATGACGACCATCTTTGATGCCGTCAATGGGGCGATGGAACGGTTAGCGGATTCGGCGGCTGAAACGGTTGAGCGGATGTGTCAGATGGGGATTTACAAAGCGGACATTAACAAGAATCAGGTCTCGACGACCAACTTCTCTGCCTATATGTCCTCGTTGGTTTCTGCATTCTGTGCGACTACAGGAACGGAAGCTAATGATATTCAGTTCCAATTCCCAGCCGTGATTGGAGCGTCTGTGACGCGGCTTTCTGCCGTGAGTAAGACGGCTCCGACTTTCTCAGCGATGCTTTCGACGTATTCGATTCGTAAGACGGTCACAAAACTTCGCGCTGTCTTTGCGAAGCCGTTTGCGGACGGATATTTCGTTGGGTATGCGCATCCCAATGCGCTTCATACGCTGATGAAAGATACGAATTGGAAGGACTGGAATCAGTATCAAAATAGCAAAGAGACCATGTACAAAGGTGAAGTCGGAATGGCTGTCAATGGCGTCCGATTTGTCCAGAGTGCAATGGCTCCGCGCTATGCGGTAGCGGCTCATTCGGTTAACGCTGTCTTTATTTTCGGACAGCAGGCATACGGGTTTACATCACTTGACGGCAACGTCAAGATGATTGTAGCTCGTGGACCCGATAAGAACGATCCCTTCGATCAGTTTGTGGATGTGACGTACAAAATCTACGGCGTGGCCGTAGCTCTGAATCCGTCCGCTGGTCGGTTGTTGTTCGTTCACGAATTGTTATAAGTCAATGAAAGCGACTCTAGCTTCTAGACAGTCAACAGAACCTACGTTTGATCAGCGGCAGGTAAACAGGAACTGTTTAGAAGTTAGGGAAGCAATCATTCTTGATTACGAATGAAAATTTCAGCGATAGCACCTGTTCTCAATGAAAATCCATGGATTGGTTATTCCATTATGGCGGCATTGCCATATTTCCATGAGTTTATTTATGCGCTTGATGAAAAGTCGGATGATGGGACGCGAGATCTTTTGCATTACATCAAAGACAAATATGCGTGTGAAAAACTGATCATTATAGATTTCCCGAATTTTCATCCTCATGATATGGCGGCTTACAATAAATCGTTTAACGTTTGCATTGATAAGATGACAGGTGATGCGGCGATGTTTTTGCATCCCGATATGATTTTGACAAAAGGTGCAGAATTAAAAGAGGGGTCTTTGGCTTGGTGGGTCACGATGACGAGTTTTGCTGGTGATTTTAAAACGCAGATCACGAAAGGACGGGCGACCCAATGGAAAAATATACATGCCAAGAAATTCGGGCTCCATTACTATGGCGGGTACGGGTCGGTGAACGAGGATTTTTATCACCGCGACATCACCGGCAATGCTTATCGGCATTATGGAACAGAATTCTCGAAGTATCCATTCCAAGTAGCGGATTCTGGCATCAAAATTAATCACTACTGTGAGCTAAAGCCTTATAAGAGACGTTTTGAAAAGATGAAGACATGCTTACGGACTCAGAATCCCGATTTCGAAGAATCCTATATTGAAGAATTAGCAGCCCATCATCCTCGTGTAACGCTAGAGCCTTCAGGAATCAAATTCGGCAAGTTTGAATTTGAAGAAATGAAAGAACAAATTCCTAATGTGATTACAAAATACGAGGCGGAATTTGCGCCTTTCAAAAAGGAGATTGCATATGCCTAGTCCGACGTTTACGGTCAAGATTTTAAGTGTTGCTTATGACGGAACCAATACTTACACAGAAATGTCTATTTCCGACGGAACAACAACCATGTCAACCATTCGACCTGTTTTTGAAGGGAATGTTTCAGCGGCTACTATTACGGCTTACGCTCAGGCCATTGCAAACAATCGTCCGGTGATTAGTGCAGCATTGGCAGCATTAGTCGGAACGTCGGTAACGGGATAAAGGAGAATAAAAATGAAAAAAACGATTATAGCGGGACTGATTTTATTGAGCGGTATTTCAGTTTGGGCAGCGACTCAATATCAAACCATTGGTGCTGTTCAAATGTCGAGTGCAACGGCTTCTGGTGGGTTTGCGCTTTGGAATTTGCCATTGGCAGCAATCAATGCTCTAACGCCGACAGCTACTGGACAAATGGTTTTTTGCACAAATTGTACAGCGGGTGGAAATACAGGCGGGACGGTTTGTATTTCGACAGCTGGGTTTCCGACCAATACGTTGGTGGGCCAGTTCATTCTTTCGACTGGAACGGTTTGTAAATGAAAATTCCGCTTCTTTCGTTTGTTATTCCTATTTACAAAAAGCATCCTGAGACGTTGGAGCGATGTTTAAAAAGTCTTTTCGATATGTCTTTCAAAGACTTTGAAGTGATTTGCGTTTTCGACGGCGCGGACACCGAACTTCAAAAGGTGGCTGAAAAATACAAGACGCAGGAGGTGGTCATCGATCATGGGGGGGCGCCGAAAGCGAGAAATGAAGGATTTAAATATTCGAAGGGAAAGTATATCTCATTTTGGGACGCGGACTGTTATGCCAAACCTGAAATGGCGAAACGCTGGATGGAGGAGTTTGAGTCAGATGATTCCGTTGATTTTGTTTATACGGGGTATGAATTCGCTAATGGACAAGGAGCGGTAGAAGGACAACTTTTTGATCCTTATCTTCTGACTTGCGGGAATTACATTGCGACGATGTTTCCTATGAAACGAGAGATTTTCCCAGGTTTTGATGAATCGTTACAGGGAGCCCAAGATTGGGATTTATGGCTTTCCATTGTCGAAAAAGGTCATAAAGGGTCTTATATCGAAGGTTATGGTTTTATTACGGAGGCTCCAACCAAAGATTCTATTTCAGGGGTGGCATGGAGCGATCAGAATTATCGAACGACATTACGAACTGTTCAGGATAAGCATGGAATTCCAGTACGGGATATTATGGTGGGGTCTGCGATGCACAAGATTAAAGGGCTCCATATCGCGAAGCTAATGAATGCCGATTTCAATCAGTTTTTTGATTTCCGGCATAATGATTATAAATTGGCGTTTAATCTTGGATTTGGTGAGAACATTCGTTTTGCTAATGCTCCGTCAGATTGTGTGAAAGTTCAATATTGGATGCCTTGGGATATTGAAGCGTTGGAACAGATTCCTGGATCGCGCATGGTGCTTTGTTTAGAGCATTGCAAAAAAGAAGTGGATATTCATTTCGTCAACGAAATTTTTTCTCAGAAGAGGCTTGCTAAGTTCTTTCAGTTCATGGGTATGCCAGAACCCGAAATTTTAGCTCTTCCGTCTGATGTAACGGATGCCGAAACAAAGTTGCCGGAGAAATATCGCGTTCTTTTGGATGTAGATGAACGTTGGCATCCGATGGTACGGAGCATCAAACAGGACTTGCCTTATATCCAAATTGATGACCTCGATTTCCGAACCAATCCTTTCGTCAAAGTTGAAGATTATTCGATGCTTGTTTCATTCAAAGACTTTGCAACGATTGACGAACCGATTCGTCGGATGCTAATTAATGGACGGAATGTGATTTCAAATGTTCAGGCTCCCTATTGTGGATACATTGATGCCAATGTGAACGTTAAAGATTTCAAGCAGGAACTCATTCATCGTATTCGGGACGGTCGTTATTTGAAGTTCAATCAGGAGGGGAAAGATTTCTATGTCGCGCAAGTCAATCCTGATGTATTTGTGGAGAAGCTGAAATCGCTTATGAAGAAGCCGGAATTGGAAGTGGTTGCATGAAGACGCCACGTGTTTCATTTGTGATTCCCGCTTACAATGCCGAGACTTATCTCGCGCAAGCCATTTTATCCTGTCGCGGTCAATCCATTAAAGAGCTTGAAATTATTGTGGTCAATGATGGATCTACGGATGGAACACGGGAACTGGTGGAATGGCATAGCATGAAAGATGAGCGGGTTAGGCTTATTAATTTGGATAAGAATAGCGGGCGTTCAGCAGCACGTAATAAGGGGAATTTGGAAGCCAAAGCTCCCTTGATTCTTGTTCTAGATGCTGACGACATTTCGCTTCCGAATCGGGCGCGGGATACGATTGCCTATTTTGAGCTTAAAAAAGCCGATGTGATTTACGGTCCTTTCCAGACGATTGATGGATTAGGTCAGATTGTTGGTAAGACGGCTGCTGGTCCATTCAATAAAGAACTCGCGATCAAACATAAGATGAATTTCATTTGCCATTCGACGATGGCGTATCGTCAAGGATTGACGCTCAATATCAAATATGACGAAGGGGATTTTTCGCATTTGGGGTTGGATGATTGGAAATTTCAATGGGATGCTTTCCTAAAAGGCTATAAGTTTGTTCCGGCAAAGCAATTGCTTTCGCAGTACCGTCTATTGCCTGGGAATACCGAAGATCGCCGTGATCAGGAAAAGGTTCAGAAGGTCAAAGATGCCTATCTTGGAACTATCGAAGAAAGAATCGCGGCTCGGCTCTAAAACATTCAAAGTCGGAATGATTCCGACCATGGTTTGTGGTCAATCCTATTATCGGATGGCCTCTTTTTGCTGGAAGATGCGTCAGCATCCTAAAGTAGAAGCGGTCTGTTCACCTTTTGCTTTTGATCATCTAGAAGAAAACCCTTGGGAACGTGATTACATTTCGAATACGGATGTGGTGTATAAGCATCTGAATGATATTTGCGAGAAGTCTGATGTGGTGGTTTGGCAAACGCTTCATTATAAACATACATTGGAATTCTTTGAAGAAATGCGAATGCGGCATCAGAAACCCTTTTTAGTTGAAACGGACGATTATCTTTTTGATATTCCATCCACCAATGCAGCCTTTGAATCTTGGCGTCCTGGTTCTGCGATTCGAAAAGTAGCTCTTTCTCAAATTAGGCAAGCTGATGGCTTGATTGTCTCAACACCTTATTTAGCGGAGATGTATCGATCTGAGAACGCTACTATTCATGTTGTTCCGAATTCCATCGATTTTAATGAGTGGAAAGATTTGGGAGAAAGGCAGCATAACCGACTTCGTATCGGATGGGTTGGAGGAGCAACACATTCATCGGATTTGGAAATGATCGCTTCGCCTCTTTCGCATATCTTACGAAAGTATGAAAACGTCTGGTTCTACTGTATTCATGGTGTCCCAAATAGTTTTAAGACATGGAATAAAACGTATTGGACGACCCGCTGGGCTCCGATCAATCTCTATCCAAAGTTTGTATCTTCTTTCAAATTTGATATTGGGATTGCGCCTTTGGAAGACAACAATTTCAATCGGGGAAAATCCAATCTTCGTTGGCTGGAATATTCTGCTTTAAAGATCCCAACCATTGCTTCTTCTTTGCCAGATTTTATGCGAGTCATTGAACAGGGAAAGACGGGATTTATTGCGCGCGACGAAAAAGATTGGATCGAATATTTATCTCTTTTAATTGAAATTCCTGGACTAAGGAGAGATATTGGACGTAACGCGTTTGATCAAATCAAGCGTGATTTTAATGTGGCAAAGACAGCTCGAACATATCTTCAGATTCTTCGTGAGGTGGCTCAATAATGGCTTCTTTTCCACAGACATTTTCAGATCTTCAGACCTATATTTCAAACCTGATCAACGATCCTTCCAATACACGTTATAGTTTGACGCTCATTAATAATCAAATTGATCTGGCACAGCATCGCTGGAATAACGAGGCAAAGATTTGCCGAATCACGGATTATGTATTGCCTACGGCGAATGTATATCGCTATCAATTATCTTCTAGTTTGACGCTTCAGCCCATCCAAATCCTACGCGTAACGCATAAAGGCATTCCACTGGTTTATCGTTCCAAAGATTATTTCGATAAATATTCATCGATTGATTGGACTACGACGATAGGGACACCGCAGGAATATGCTATTGATTTGAATTCGAATAATTCTAGTCTTAGCCAAACAGGGCCCTCTTTGATTCTTCATCCGACTCCGCAAACTGGGGACGTGACACTTTATAGCAATGCGGTGGGAATTACAAATCAGAATCCTTTGGGTGTGGAATACCTTTGTCCACATACTCAGCTTGTCAATGCAAGCGATCAGCCTTTTACGGTGAATGGGACATTTATCAATACGAGCATGATTCCTTATTTGGCTGGATTGGGATTAGATTGTGCGGCGGCTCTTTTAGAGCCTGATCCGACAGCCGAAACTGTTGCCAAGGCCAAGATCTTTAGGGCTCAGGCCAATGCTTATCTGAGCTTGGTTACACAGATGTATTTAGGGCTTGAAGAAGATGCGCCATTGCGGTTTGGGGGCGGCAGGACCGTACGTCCTTCTGGAATCGCATCAAGCTCTTAAAAATAGCCCTATTTGGGACGCTTTTGGCCTTTTTAGGGCCTAAAATAGCTTTTTCGGGGGATATAGTCGTTTCAAACTTTGGGGCCGGTTTGGACACGCTAGACAACCCTGCTGAGATTCCCCCTAATGCGGCCCAGGATCTTTTGAATGTGAACTTACAGCCAGGGGGAGCGGCTGTGTTCAAACGCGATGGATTTGGGCTTTTTCAGTCTCTTCCGATTGCCTGTTCCACATGCGCAGTTCATGGCGGATATCATTTTCAGCAGGTTGGTGGTAATGATGTTCAGCTTTGGGGCAACGACACCGAGCTTGCTGGATCAGTGAATGACGCCGCTTTCGTCAAGCTGGCGACAGGAACGGTTGGTGCGACTTGGCAATGTGCGGATTCGCAGGGGTTTGCCTATTGTCTAGATAGTTCCAGAGATACAGCTGTCAAGACAGATGGATCTGCGGCAAACACGAGTTTCCAGAGTGGTATTCCCCTTGGAACCATGCTTACGTTTACGCCACTTCAGTTGGTGGTGGCAGGAGTATCCGGCAATGAAAGTACCATTTATGTCTCGCAGACTGTTCCTGCTTTTACCACATTCACGGTTGGGGTATTGCCTTCTAGCGCTTTTACTGAGCCTATTGCTAGTCCTGGTTCTCGGATTACCCACCTTGCATATTATTTCGGAAAACTCTTCTGGTGGAAAGATCAGTCTTTTGGATACGCCACTTTCACCAACCAATTCGATTGGCAACTGACTATTGTTTCCAATCAGATTGGAACACTAGACAATTCTGATGCTTTCTGGAATTCTTCGGGGTTTGACTCAGGGGCGAAGTTCACAGGAACAGCTCAGGCCAATGCTGGGCAGAGTCCTGGAGGTATCTTTTTCAGAGGTCAAGATAATCATTTTTATGTTTATGATGGCTATTATTTAACACGTATCAGCCGACCGATAACGCCTACAGTAACAACTTCTAGTCGACGTAAAGCAAATGCTTGGACACAAATGACTTCCGCTGATTTTAATTCTGGATCATTTACGACAACGACCTATAATTCTGGTTTTTCAGGAGTTATAGAATCGACCAATGATGTTAATCCTCCTGACAATTCTCTTGAAAATCAAAGTTGGACCAATAATGCTTGGACTTTCGCGACTTCTCAAAATTCTATTGGTCAATGCCATGTAGCTAGTGCTAAAGATGGGACTATATTTGCCTATGAAGCCAGTTTGGGTGTCTCTGTGGTTACTGTTGGAGTCGTAGATTCCGTTAACAACACGATCTATGCAAGTACAGGGATTGCTTTGGTTAATACGAATTGTAATTGGGTACAACATACGATTCCAGCTAGCCCAAATAATGTTAGAGCAAATGTAAATCTTAGGGTTTTTATAAACGGGACTCCAAATAATTTGTTTGATCTTTATTCCTCGACGTTCAATTATAACGGTAATGCTATTACTTTTTGGAATGCCACTGATGGAGTTTTTAAGATTTTCTATGTTGATTTTTTCCAAGGGGGCCAAACAACTCTTACTGGATCAGGTATTTATTATTCCGCAGTCAACAATGCACCGAACTTAACAAGTTGGGATACTTTTTCTGCGGTGACACAGACAAACGGTGGTACGCATTCATTTTTCACGCGAGCTTCAACCAATTCTTTTACGGTGACTTCCAGTACCCCTGCTTGGGTTGCCCAGACATTGAATGCAACTATTACTGCTTCAACGGGTACTTACTTTCAAATGTCTGATACTTTTACGATTACGGCTTCATCACAGAATCCTATTCTCCAAAATTTCAAATTCAATTGGTTTGAAGGGAATGCTTCCGATAAAGCCTACATGACCTATTTTAATGATGCGATCTGGTTTTCAGTGTCTGCGAGTTCCAATGTTTCGACGAACAACCGAATTTTCTATTGGGATCTTCTGAATGGGGCGTGGCTTATTTACGATATTCCGTCTAATGGTTTTCAGATTGAAAACAATGCGCTTTATTTTGGAAGTCCGACAAACGGAAGTATTTTTAAGTATGGAGGCGTGACGACTGACAATGCAGCGGCAATTAATTCCTATTGGCGGTCCAAGAGTTTCTTTGCACCGTCTACGCTTAATCCTTATCAGCCCCCTTCTTTCGAAGATACGATGGTTCAAAAAGAATTTATTCAGGCGGATTTTGTGTTAGGGGAATCGTCAACGACATTGACTTATACCTACACACTTGATTCAAGCACTTCGACGGTGTTCAACATGACGGCTTTTGATTCCAAAGCATCCTTGATTCAGCGAAATTTTCTTTTGCCGCCTGGGAAAATAGGAAAATACTATGACTTTAAGATTGGCGACAATTCTTCTGCCGCCCCTTGGAGATTCATGGGACACCGTGTCAAATATAATCCGCTGAATTGGCGTCCGGTTTTAAACTGATGAAAAAGTCAATCTTTATTGTTATGGTTTGTTCGGGATGGACTATGGCAGGAGGTCCTAAGAATACTTATCCTACTCCTCCTGGAATGGATGCAGAAATGCAAAACATTTATCATGATCTGAAATATCCAAATATTCAATATGCCATTATTAGTTCAGAAACAGTAACAACTTCCTCCATTACTGCTTTGACATTGGGCGGAAATGCCAATGCGAATAGTTTCAAGATTACAAGATTGGCCAATGGAACAGCAGCTACGGATGCAGCGGCATTTGGACAAATTACGACGATTACAGGAGGACAACTTCCTGCAACAGCAACAAATGACAATGCCACAGTTGGGAATCTTGGCGAATACATTTCATCGACTACTGCGTTAAATTCCTACACTTTAACAAGTGGAGCGTTTAGTTCAGTGGCTGCTGTTACGTTAACGGCTGGCGATTGGGATTTATTCCCTATGGGATGCGTCGATCAGATTTCAGGAGCTAATGTTTTTACACGGGTTAATTATTGCGTTACGACTACACAAAATGGCGGAGCGGGGTGTGTTTTTATGACAAATCAATGGGACGCGCCAGCCCCAATTACAGCAGGCAATCCGATGTGTTCTGAAGGAATGATGGTTAGAGAAAGTATTTCTTCGACAACCACATTTTATCTAAACGATTTTGCAACATGGTCAACAGGGTCTGTCGGAGGTAATGGCACTTTATTAGCGAGAAGGGCCAGATGAAGAGGAGATGATTTAAATGGTTATGCAACTTCAACCAAATTCACAAAATCAAGTAAATGGTGGTGGAAATCTACTCAATGGGTTACTTCCAGGAGATTCTAGCCAGGTCAATACCACGAATTCTTCTTCTGGGAATTCATCAGCTAGCATTGCTCCTGTTCCGGTTGGGCAAACACCTTTAACAACTCCACCGCAATGGGGTGGCGCAGGGGGTGGTCAACAGGCGGCACAAGTCTATGCATTTAATCAGTTCCAAAAAACGTTCGGGCGTAATCCGAGTCAACAGGAATTGGATCAATTAACGCCTGCTTATGTCGGAACCGATCCCAATATTGCGAACGTGGCGGGTGGGAATGCCCAAGTAGCGGCTTATTTTCAACAGCAGACCAATACACCTCAGAACATCTATCAGCAACAGCAGAATCAGTATCTTCAGCAAGCTCCTAAGTTTGCAGATCAAGTAAACGGGATCTTTCAATCTCAATTAGGACGTGACGCCACAGCGGACGAAAAGAGCCATTTTGGGGCTTTGATTGCGTCTGGTCAAGATCCCTACCAGGTTCAGCAAGCTCTTCAACAGACGCAGGAATACCAGAATACAGCTAATACGAAGTTTCAGCAGCAACTTGGAAGTCAACTTCAGGGGACCAATGCTGATTACTTCCAGAAGTACATCATGCCTGGAATTCAGGCACAAAATGCCCAAGCCGGAAGGACTCAGGATTCGTCAGGTTATCAGGCACAATTGGCCAATGCTGCACTTCAGCAGAATCAGGGACTTCAGAACTTCTTAGCTCAAACAACAGCCCAAAACTATCAGAATTCAACAGCCAATGCAGCCAATCAATATCAGCAGTTAATGGGTCAGCAGTATGGTCTTCAGAATGCGAATGTTAGTTCTGGATTGGCGAATCAGGCTGCAAATACTCAGTACAACCAAAATTTGGATATGTATCAGCGTCAACAGACAGCCTATAATAATTATCTGAATCAGTATGGTAAACGCAATGGTCTAATTAATGATATTGGAACAGGATTGAATTTTGCCAATGCCGCTCTGAATTTAGGTCGTGGTGGAGTTAATGCTTTTGGGAGCGGAAGTAGTAGCGGAGGAGGAAGTAGCGGTTTCGGGGGTGGTCCTCCGCAGGGTTCCAATTATTACAACGGATCAAATAATAATCCCTCTAATTACGGGATAAATTCGGCAGGTTTATAGGAGGCTTTATGGCAGATCAAATTCAGATTCCACAGAGAAATCCTCAATATGTAGAACCTGTTAATCCATTCCCTCTTGTTGATTCCTCTCTTAATCGTCAACAACAAGCTCAGCAATATATGGGGACTTCCGCAATTGGTTTAGGAGATACTTATAATAAACTTCGCCAACAAGAACTTGAAAATTATTTGCGTATCCAGGGAACAAAAGCGGCGGCTTTCGGAGAGGGGGGTCCGGCTCTTTACAATATGCTTTACGGAAACGGTCAACAATCTCAGCAACCATCAACCCAAGCCCAACAGCCACTGCCTCCGACATCAGTTTCCGATATGTCGCAGGGGCAGTCAGCTGGACAAACTCAACCTACTCAGTCACCGCATGGAGGCCAACCAGCTATTGATCCAATGTCGCCAGGAGGAACGATTCACACAAGCTTAAGCATGGGCCATCCTGACTTTGCAGGTTATGGTCAGAAGATTCAGGACTTGACGGGACAGATGACACAATCAGCTGGGATGTATGGTCCTTCCAAGTTCGGGCAAGCAAACCAACAGATGTTGGGTGGTCAATTGAACGCCCTTAAAACAGGCATGGAAGCTCAGACAGCTCCGTTGACGTATCAAAAGACAGCCAATGAAGTAGCAATGCAACCGACGGAATTAGCTGAAAAGCAACAGTCTTTGGCGAACGCTCAGCAGCAGATTCCGATGGAAGTCAAAAAGACAGTGGCTGGAGAAGTGAGCAAGCAAAGCCAGGATTCTCAGCAAATTCGTGATTTACAAGTTTTGGCTGGAAATCTACAAAAGAATATGCCGACAAATCTTGGTTTGGGTGGAAATATCAAAGGTGAAGTGTTCAGAGCAACAGGCGGTCGTTTGGGGTCGGCTCAAGCAGCCAATATGCAAAATTCGATGATTCCTTTAGCAACTGGATTGAATACGGTTCTCTCTCATCGATTTAATGCTGGGGAAGTTCAGGCTTTAGCTAGTTCGCTCATTCCTCAACCAAAAGATACGCCTGCCTACCAACAGCAGAAACTTCAGAACCTGAATAATCTTCTAGGGGTCATGGCAAAAGGCAATGAACAGAATGTCGAGAATGTAAAGAATGCTATTTTGCAAGGAACAGTTCCTTCGATTGGAATTAGACAAAATCAATCTTCACAAGGAGGGCCACATGGAAATACAGTAGTTCAAAATGGTCATACGTATACTTGGAATGGGAAAAATTATGAATAAACCTGCATTTGATCCAGGTCAGCCATTTACTCCTGGCAATAAGCCAGCTTTTGATCCATCGCAACCATTTCAAGCAGCAGAATCTCCTACTGATGGTTCTAGCCAAATGGATGTTGCTAAATTTGCCTTAAGCCAAGCGGCAGCAATGAATCCAGTCAATAAATTAACTCAAATGAGACAAAATGTAGGTGGCGATATTGCTGAAGCCGGAGGATATCTTGGCGGCAAAGTAACGAGTGCTGGATTTCCAAATGTTGGTAATGCCATTCAAAGAGTTGGTGTAGTGGCGGGGTCTATCCCAGCTCTTGGTCCTGAAGTTCTTGGGGCTTATACGAGCCTGAAAGGTTTATACAATCCAACCAATCCAGTTGCGGCAGGCATTACAAATACACCAAAAGATTTGAGTCCACAATATGCTATGCAAAATCAAGCAGCTGGTATTTCTAACGACATTCCTGAAACAGCTGGGAAAGTTCAATATGAAAATCCATATCAATATCCTTCTCAGCTTTCCAAACCAAAATATATCCCTGTTCAACAGCCGGATTTACCAGTAATTCAGCCAGGAGCCAAAACGGGAGATCCTCATGCTCTTTTTGCCTACAATGACAAGTTTGGTCCTGGTGGAACTGAACGATCTGTTTATAATGTGTTTGGTGATCCGAATCACCCAGCAATTCAAGGACGTGGTTGGGGAAGTAGTGTATCAGCAGAAGATGCTCAAGCAGCAGGAATTCCAATTACTGGCCGACAACCAAATTCTATAAAATATCAGCCAATCCAATCAGGTAGTCCTACTTATCAACCCATCGAAAATCCTAATGCACCAGCATTCACGCGGCCAAAATTAAGTTATCCAGCAGAATCAGGACAAGGGGCAGCTCAGCCACTTCCCTCAACAGTCCCAACAAAATATCCAAATGATCCCGGGGCTCTCATAAATCAAATCAATGATCGTATTGGACAACATGGGACTAATCTTACGCCTCAAGAATTATCAGATTATCATCAACTTCTTTCAACAAAAATGGCTAATGGAGATATCCCAAAGTTTAGTCCAGAAGGAAAAATAACACCTATTTATGCTCAGGCAACGCAAGCGGCTCAGAAAGTAACAAATACTTTAAATCAAGTCGTAGAACCTTTATTACAAGGAAAACAATTGCCAATTGGAACGTTGCCTACGCGAATAGGATTAAATCAGGCTTATGGGATAGCTAGTAACCAACAGGCATTTACAGAACTGGCTAAAAAGTACGGATTAAAAGCAGGAGAAACTGTCCTAGGAGCTTTAGGAGCGAAAGGACTATATGACTATTTTCGAAAATGAGAACCAATGAGCCAGTAATGAATAGAACCCAGCATATTTCCGAATATATTTCTCCGAAAGTCATTTGTCCGATTGGTTTTTCCATTTGGAATCTCCTTTCAATTACAGACTTGCCAGCAAAACGAGTAATCACTTGTGCATTGAGTGGAAATGGTACATGGGGGAGCAATGGGATTTGTGACTGGACTTGTTGAAATAACAGGAGGTGGCTGGGTTGAGCCAGTGATTAAACTGGTGCTTCCATTGCCTCCAGGATCACGCTTACAGGCATTGAGACTAAACATGAAAAGAACCATGGAAGCTTTTAAAAGCTTGACGATAAATTTGGACATGGTCGTTTTCTCCTTTTTGGTTCGTTCTTTCAATTTCTTGTACAAGTCTTTCGGAATGTTCGCCATTACTCTGGGTAATTTTGTCATTGGATTCTCCTCTCAATTTAAGTGTAGCACCAAAGTGCAGCACTGTCAAGGCCTAAAGGAGATCGTATGAAACCCCCATCAAACAAGCCTAGTTTTGCACGTAAAGGTTTCTCGACTTTTCATGATCCATCAGGGACGTATCAGCCATTAGGAGTCCAGGACAAACAAGCAGGACTTCCTCAGAATCCTGCGAACGTAGTAGAGGCGGCAAAAGCGGATATTCAGAGTGCGCCGGATATGCTGGAACGACAACCGCAACAAAGAATTAGACGCTATGGAGGAATTTATGAAACCCCAGACTGATAACCAGAAAAACCCCAATCCAATTGGTGATAATTATGTGTCAAAACCAGAACCATTGAAATCGCAGGAAGTTAGACCACCGACACTTCCTGAAATAAAGAAACGAGCGGGCATTACGATTCAGTGCGACTATTATGACAATAAGTTTGGGAGATCCTAATGAAAACGAAACAAAATAAGATTGATGAAGAAACCGTCAGAAAAGGGTTAGGGACTGGAGCCGATCAGAGAGGTGGTCAAGATAAACTTGATCCTCCGCGCCGGAATTCAGATGGAGGTCCTAAGCCAGATCAGCCAATGCCAAACCATCGATTCAATGGAATTCGGATTATGGATAATGGACCTGATTCTTGGGGTATTAAGAAAGTACTTCGATATGAAGAATAGTAAGAAAGGAGTTACTAATGCCATACAAATCGCAAGCTCAGCGCGGTAAGTTTCATGCAATGGAAGAACGTGGAGAGATTAGCCCAAAAGTAGTTAATGAGTTTGATAAGGCTTCCAAGGGATTGAAATTGCCAGAAAAGATGGGTCATAAAGTTCCTGAAAAGCCAAAATTCAGGGGTATTACCCATAACGAATGAAATGTCCGAAATGTCAGTCAGAGATGGAAATGACGCAGAATGAGTCTCTTGGTCAGTCTTGGCGATGTCCTCAATGCCTTGTGGAAATTTCCGAGGATTGGAGTAAGCCTGAGATTCCGCCGAACCGGATACACAAAGGAGATACCAATGCCGCCTGAATATCGTTACTTTAAACCCGAGGAGGTGGTTGGCCTTGATGAAACCTTCGTTGCGAAGCTCGATCAAGCTAGACATATCGCAGGCATACCTTTCCAAATCACCAGTGGCTTACGTACATTGGCGCAAAACGAATCAACAGTTGGAGCAGTTTCGGACTCGGCGCACCTTCAAGGACTGGCTGTTGATTTGGTTGTCGAAAACGACCACGAGGTCTATCGCATTATCTCAGCGGGGATTCAGGTAGGAATTACGCGATATGGGATCTACATTGACACGAATGGAAAGCCTCATCATGTGCATCTGGACGTCTCAACCGATGATGCCCATGTTCCTGAGGTGATCTGGATCAAAGGCGACGGCAAGCCGAATTCGGCTCCAGCCACGGTATGACGGATGTTGAACACTATACGACGCTGACTGTCGAGGAGTATTCTCACATGGCGAATGTGATTCTCGCTTTGCGTGAGAAAGTCCAGCGAGCTAGACAATTGATCGAAAACAAATGTATTGATGAAGCCTTGGAAGTTCTCAAAAAAGAGACGGAATAAGGAGGTTCTATGGCATATTCTTGGTGGTCTGAAATTGTGTTCGGATTTCTGTTTGGTGTGGGATTTGGAATAGCCACATGGGTTTTACAAAAAATATTGAAATGATCGCTGCTCTTCTTGTAGTTTCAACAATTACCTATCCTTATCCTTGGGCTCCAGGGGCTGTTGATCCTAATTGCACAAAAGAAGATGTCTGCCAGGGTGGTTACACTGAGACGGTAAGACCTTCTGTTTCCTTTACGAATAAAATCAAAAAAGCGGAAATATTATCCCATCAAGAAATTGATTGTTCTAAAGGCTGCGAGTTAGATCATGTGGTAAGTTTGGAACTTTGCGGTGCTCCAGGCGATGTCATGAATTTAGCCATTGAACCTTATTTTCCAAAACCAGGAGCGCGAGAAAAAGATCAAGCAGAAGACTTTTTGCACCGTCAAGTTTGTAAAGGAAATATGACACTTGAAGAAGCACAAGAACTCATTCGAACAGATTGGCTAGAGATTTATAACGGATTACATAAAAAGTGAACATCTTTCAGAAAATAGCTGTTTTACTAAGGTTGAAAAATGTTATACAAACTGAACTTAAGGAGGGCGAAATGCCAACAGCATCAGGAAAACCAGGATGGCAAACAACGGAATTTTATATAAATCTAATTCCTCAAATTGTATCTGTTTGGGGAGCCGTACAAGGATTTATTCCTCCAAAATATGCCGCGATAATTTCTGTGGCAGGAGCTGCTATCTATACCATCGCGAGAACTATTGCAAAAGCCATCTCAGATATCAAAATGGCAAAATGATAGATTTTGTTCATGGAAGAGAAAAAACAAACCAAACCACATACGGGCACCATAAGCGTCTCATGGGCAGAATGTCCTAACGTCGATTGTGATAGTCGAGCATGGGCGGTGTGGGATGTTATTTTTGATGGTGATCGGTTTCAATGCGGAACTTGTAGTACACCTTTAGGGCGGCCAATTTTTGTCTGTCCGATCAAAATTAAAAATTAGCCCAAGGGGGCTTATATCGAAAAAAGGAACAGTGTGGATAAGATAGGCATGCGAGAATGGATCGCCTCACTTGAAGAAGCGTCGGATATTAAACTTAAAAAATGGAAAAAAGAACCTAAATTTGAGAACGGTGAAGCCGTTCACCTGCATTGGCAATGGGAACAGACGCGAATTAATATTAATGTTTTTTGGGAGGATAGAAAAGAAACGGTAAAGTTAACATACACCAGCCCACGTGTGAATCACGATTTCTTATGGCATGGATTAAATAACAAAACTTTCAATAAGATCATGGACCGCATCGGGAACCTATCTCAGATTACGATGCATCCTCCGATTGATCCCACTGATGGACAATGAGGAAAACGCTTTATGGAGAGGCTTTGAAGCTCGAATTGAACGCTTGGAGGATATGGTTCGTGAATTGGATGAGGCATTACGCGGAAGCCGCCACAAAAGAGTCATCGGACTTCTACCAGAATACGACCGAATGGATTCCGAAGTCCGGAAACTCAACGCTATTATTTTCATGGATTCGACAGGGAAACATGGTCTAGCGCATGACGTTGATGTTTTGATGGGTCGTCAAGCTGGGGTGGACCGAAGGAGTGAGTTTAGGTGGAAATACTGGATACCAACCCTTCTAGCAGTATTAGCCATGATCGTGACCGTGTTGACCAATTTGGGAAAGATCAAGGAAAACTTCCCGAAGTACCATCCAGCACCATTAGAAAAAGCGATAGACCAAGCGAAACATCCGAAAGGAAAAACACTTTACCGCGTCCGGCGCGTCCAGGAAAAAGTTCTTTCAGACGATACCAAGGAATCACTGCCAAAGTAAAAATTGGTTATCCTTGTCGGAATTGCGAGCATACTCATATTGACCATTCGTACTACAAGCCGCAATTGTGTTTGATTGGGGAATGTAACTGCATTGGTTTGAAATTGGATTCGTCTCTACTGAAACCACCAAATGATAAACCCGACAGACAGGCCTCCTGAAATAAACCCGATACAGAACCAGATATAAGAGGGTTCAGTCATTTCCCCGCCGATTTGCGCCAGGCTTTTAATGTTTGGCATGTTGCTGATTTTGAACCGCTCTCTGCAAAAGCGCAAACATTCTCCGCCGCCTCCAGACGGTTAAGGAGAGCTAAAATAGAAAAATCATGTGGCTCTGAATATCCATTCGCAATTGCTTTCTCAACTGATTCTTTCAACCTCTTCACATCGTTGTCGGTGAAAGTCATTTAAGCCTTATAACAAGAAGCATTGTAATTCCGCAAACCAGCAGAAATATTGCATGAAGGCAGGTCGTATCACTCATCATCCCCTCGCTTTTTCGTAGGCCAGCATCGCGTCTTTGACTTTCTGATAATTGGTGCCATTATCCCAGGAATCTCTCAGAACCTTCGCCAACTCGTCCGCCGCTTGGAGTTGGGATTCGAGAGACTGAATTCGACAATGATCCAAATGTGCTCCATCGATATGACCACAAGCAGGACAAACTGATCTAGTCTCTGGTAGTTCGCTCATCACTCCCCCTTGAGCCGCCGGATTCGGTCGGCAAGTTGGTTGGCTGTTTGAAAAGTTCCAGTTTTGTATACCTCTTCGACAATCTTCGCCGCCTCTTCCAGCCCTTCGTTAAAATATTTTGTGTGTTTAGCTTTGAGCTTCGTAAATTCATAAGCCCCTCGCGCATCAAAGCCTTCTTCAAACCCTGCCTGCCGCTCCGCTTCGATGGCGGCGGCGATAAAATATACGGGATCTTCCCAATCAAGTGAGGTTTTGGGTTTTAGAAGTTTCTCATAAATCTCCCTCGCCTTCGCGGTAGTGTCCGCCATCACAAACCCAGGCTGGCAGATCGTGCAATGTCCTGGGTTTTTGTTGTGATCGTTATGCTCGCACGTCGCCTGGGGGTCGGTCATTTCCGTGGACCTTTAGTTTGTGGATGATATCCCTGGCAATCTTTTTTTCCACATATGCAAACCCATAGAATCCGTTTTTTCTTTTTCATTGCGGGGCTATTATTCATGCCACCACCGACAGAACCAGATCCAGATCGGCAACATCAGAACGGCTAATATGTTAAGAATCAGCTGTTTCTTTGACATAAGGATTCTCCTGTGTATAGATAACCCCATCTTTTAGAACAAACTCTACTTCTCGGAGGCGATACATTTTCCGTTTTCCTTTTGCTCCGCGCAGGCACCAGGACCAAATGAAGAAACGATTTCCGGCTTTGAGCCATGTGGGAAGATACGGATTGGGTCCGTACATTTTTCCCTTCTGGACATCCACATACCCATCAAGGATTTTCTGGACATGGTTTTGCACATCTTCGCCGCACGCTTGCACACCTGTAACACCGACAAGGTCGGATCGGATGCCAACAAGATCAATGAAGTTAAAAAGATCTTCTCTTCTCTTGGTATAGGGATTGTACGGCTTCTCGACGATCCAGGTGTCATAGCCCTGGCGTTTGAGTTCTTCGCGGCTTTTTTTAAGCGAGAACGTGGCACTCAATTGCTCCTGCTCCCGCTCCTGCTCCAGCTCCTGCTCCCGCTCCTGCTCCCGCTCCTGCTCCCGCTCCTGCTCCCGCTCCTGCTCCAGCTCCAGCTCCAGCTCCAGCTCCAGCTCCTGCTCCAGCTCCTGCTCCTGCTCCCGCTCCTGCTCCAGCTCCTGCTCCAGAGAGTATTTATGTTGGCTTGGATTGGGCTCATTTGGTTTCTTTGGGAACCTTATTTTCCCAAGGAAAAACATCTACGATGGCAGTTTTGTTAATCATCATGGGTCCGACATACTCCACTTCACTGAATGATCCTTTCGATAGACAATCACTAAACCGCCCAGAATCAGCCACCCAAGACGCATCTTTGAAGATGAGGAAATCTCCGATGATTTCTTTCAGAATTCCAACTTGGTGATAAGTTACCGTTCGGATCAGATAAGCTTTCCCAATTTCAAAGGGATCGTTTTTCGATTTCTCGACAATACACCCTTCGTCCTCCAACATCATTTCCACAAGTTTTTCGACTATTTTATTTTTCATAATTTTCCTTAGAATGGTATTTCGGATTCTTTATCGGATTTTTTAAATCCATCCATTTCCTGACGAATCACTTCCGGTTTTTTCTTATCGGGATGGCGTGAAACAGTGGCTACAAATTGCCGCCCTACAAGAAGCTGGGGGTCCCATTTAAATTTCTTAGGAGATATTTCCTCACACCCCAAAAGTCGTAAGAGATTTCCCATCATGCTCGGAAGGAAAACTTGTTCTCCCCATTCTTGCTCACCAGCACCATCAAAAGACAATTCCCAAACATAAAGAGTTGTCGGTCCTTTTTCTATCTTTCTAATATTTTCTACGCGGAAATCCCGTTCGCCATCGGGCAAAGAACTATCGAATTGTCCACGGGTATCAATAATTTCGTTCATTTCGATTCTCCCTTTAATACCTTAATATCGAATCCTTTTGCTTTTAGAGCGATATCGCATACCTCGACGAATTCTGTTGGTATATCCCATGAGTCCTCAGCTTGTTTTCTTAATTCGAGAATTTCTTCGATAGTCATTTCGTATCTCCCTTCAATTTCTTCGTGAGAAATTCCAAGAACTTCGTCGCGTTCTCTTTGCTCAGGTCATCAAGCTCTACCGCCTGAGCCTTTGCCAGCCATTTGTCTAAATCCTCTTGTGGGATTTTGAGGAGGTCGACAATTCTTTGGATTTCTGTAAGTTGTTCTGGCGTGGCAAGGATGATCGGTGCAACCTCTTCATCAATGACTGATGCTCCGTACAATTTTTGGAACGTTGGAAAGTCAAGGTTGATATCAGTAAATGCGGGGAATGCGTCAATTCGGCTCTTAGCAATGGTGGCGAACCGTTTGGTTCCGACCATTTTTGTTTGCAGCCACAAGTCCAGTTCATAATGCAGTTTTTTATACCCGTCATATGTTGATCCCGCATAGATTAACTCTCTTTCCCGTCGTTCCCATTTGTCTTTTTGGTGACAGATTAGAATCACGTTCATCGGCAATCGTTCGAGCCAGGTTAGAAGCTTGCGCGTTGGTTTATCTGCTTCTCTTTTATCTTTCCCGAAGTCTGACCCAATGCGGTCTTCCGCAGCAGCGGCTTCAAGGTTATAAAGTTTAGAGAAACTATCAATGACGAGAGTTCGATAAGGGTGCTTAGTGGTAGCAAGTTCTCGGATCTGGCCAAGGACTTCTTGAAAATCCTGACTGCCCTGTTCAGGACCGAAATACACGCCTTCCGCTTCTTTCAGTCGTTTGACATATTGCTCCCTTGTCGCGCCTGATTCTGTGTCAATAAAATACGGCGCAGGCCAGTTGAGACTGAAATATGTTTTCCCAGTCCCAGGTTCTCCTGATAGCATGATATGAGGCTTACGGGCTTTGACAACTTCCGGCTTGATTCCTTTGAGGGCCATTGTTTTTTCTCCATGGTTTTAGTTTTCGAAGATTTCGCTTCTTAGTTTAAAATTGGTGCGTATATTTCTTTGCGTTTTTTTGGATTCCCAGCATGGAGAACAAGGAGTTTGCCTGAAATCGAATTGGCATAATTAACGATAGCTTCTTCGGGGGTATCGCCATTCCCAAATTCTCCACTAAGAATACAACCATCTTTACTCTCAACGTTTTTGAAGTGAGCATAGAATCGTGAAAGTTTTGGATTGTCTCTTTCTACAATCTCCATGACAAAACCATTTTGCTCAGCGAATTTATTGATGCTCATTCGCTTTTTGTATTGATAGACAATTTTCAATGTGATCAGTCCTTTCTCAAGCTATTGATTGAATCAAGAGCATGGTTTGCTATTTGATAAATACTAGACATGCTCAGTGCCATTTTATTGCCCTGTGTGGAAATTTCCAGATGCCGCTGAATGGCAAAAAGCGCATTAATGGCTATTTTGTAGTCCCGCGTCAAACAGCCGCAGTCATCAAAATGTGTGGTATGTTTTTTCATTTATTTAACGGTGCTAGTCCCGAAGACTCTTGCGGCTCATGCCACGATGCAAGCGTGTTATCGGCGTTCCCTTGATCTAGAATTTCATGAAACGTTTTAATCTGGCAGGAGTAACGCGTCACGCAAGGAGTCTCGACTTTACGATGTAGCACCAAATTCAGTCCTTTAGTCATAGTTATTCGCCCGATCTTCCTGTTCATCGATTTCTTTTTCCATCTGTAACCACATCTGTTCCGCCTCGCGCTGTTTGGATTCCTGCCAGAAACGAATGTCCGTTTCGATCACGTCATCTATTTGGCGTTCAAGACTTTTGGGACAGGCCATTGGATTTCTCCTTTATCAATCGCAGATTGGCACTCCGCGCAGATTTCCTTTGTCCATAATTGGTCGCCGTGGGTGACACCGAATTCAACGCCGCAGATCGGACAACTATAAATCATATGGCTCTCCCCGATTGTTTCAGTCGGACATTGAATAGATGACTGAACGAAGCCGTTAACAAATTGGCATAAAGACATTTCCGTGTAGCTGCCAGGTCTTCGCTATAGACTTTTTGTCCCCATGCTCTCGTAAAACGAATGCGCGTTCCCCAATAACGAATTTCTTGGATACTAGTCCACATGAGTTTTTCCATGGAATCCAACAGGAACTTTGTCAATCGCATGATGTAATATTTTTAAAGCAGCTGCCCGATTCGATAGTTTCAATTCATGATGGGCCCCTTTGCAGGCATAATAGAGTTTTGTGGCATGGCGATGATCCACCTTCGGGTATTTGAACCTCTCAACAATTCGTTGTTCGCGAATAATGTCCCGAACGTGTTTGAGGCATAGATCAATGCCGTTTAATGTCCAATTCACTTCTGGCGTTAATCGTCCTATATGTTTCCATTCTTTTTTTTCTTTGCACAATCTGCGCAATACTTCGCTAGGATTCATAAGGGCATTCCAAACATGGGACGACCTTGTAGAGGAACAGACTCTTCTAGTGCTGCCGCAGAATGCGTTTCTTCTAAAAGGATGCCTTGCTCAGCAAGTTTTGCTTTATGCAAAGTGGCCCGCATCGCCAGAGCGCGTTCTTTTCGATCATGACAAAACCAGCATCCGACAAACCATGCGTTTTTTTTATATTTTTCTAGGATTGGAAATCCGCAGTCTATGCAACGCGCTGGAAATAAGCGATATCCCAATTGATCACAGACAGTCATGGCTAGTTCTAATTTAATGTCCACAGCGAACCTTTTCCCATGGATTGGAATCTTGAAATTCAGGCATGTCAATGCCTCGGTTATATGAAATCACGCGCATCCACTTTTCCGCTAGCGGCGATTCCCAAAATCGTAAGAGCCTTCGGCTGCGGTCAAGCCAGGTATTAATGCCAGGAGCGAGAATCTCTTTTTTGAATCCGCACGCGAACGCTAAGAGAGCCACCTCATTCGGCGCATATCCCCGAAGATGGTTATCGTTCTTTTGCAACCATTGCGTGAATTCGAGTTCCATTAAATAACCTTTCGAAATCGTTCTTTGGTTTCCCACATCGCCACGACGCTTCGGTCAAATCCGCAGGCGATCGCGACATCCGAAATCTCGCTAGGACTATAAGTCGTCAACCGCTCTTTGTTCTTTTCCAGCCAGTCAAGGAATTCGGTCATTTATTTATCTGCCGCTTTGGCGATGGTCCTGCAAGTGATGGTCGAAGCTTCCAGGATTCGGTCGTGATAGATGTGATCTTTGTCCATTGTTCTAACAAGATCGACTAATAAGTCATCAACTTCATTAAGCGCTTTAATTAGCTCCTCATGACAATTCACGGCTTTGACAATGAAGGCGGCGTTGGCTCTAGCTTCGCGCATATCTCCGCCCGTTACTTTTGCCACAGTAAAGAATGGATTCTCATTAGTAATTATTTCCACATAATCAATTTCATCCCGATTTACTTTCCACGGCGTCGGCGTATGCTGAGAAATTTCGGGTTCATTCAAAACTTTCTCGGGTTCTTTATAACGATTCCAAGTTTTCATCATTATCTCCTTCCTTGCAATTAGGCGACCGCTTCAGGCCAGATGTCAAAGAACCAATTCTTTCGATCTTGATACCTACGAATATTTCCTATTTGGTACCACTGTTTAGGATGAACAGCCCCATATTTCTCTAGGGCTTTTTCAAATGAATTTGCATAAAGTATAACGTCCGCAATTGGCGAATGATTTAAGACATCTCGTTTCTGAATTCTAAAACTTTTCATGGTCTTAACCTCCGTTGGGTTTGGCTTGTTCATATCAATAGTCTAACATGACTTGTTAAACTTGTCAAGTGTTATTTTATGGGGTACGGAATATCTTTGATCCCAAGTTCTTCTTTAATGAGGTTGCGAATGGCTTCGCTGACGGGTGTAGAACCGGCCCAGCTCTTGATTCTAGCGGCTAATTCTTCGCCTTTTGCCCCAGAACCCAAAGAAAGAGTTATAGTGAAGTTACTAGACATTATTATGTCCTCCTAATATAAACATAGCATGACTTGACAAGTTTGTCAATACCTGATATGCTTGTCTCAGATGGCCCTGCGTGACCGAATGGGAGAAGGGTGAAGTCACCGTATGGTGCGCTAAGTCCCTCCAGGGCCTTTCCCATTTCAAAAGGAGAAACGATGAACCTCAAAGAACGTCGAGCATGGTTTGTTTATGAAGCCGCTCGTATAGAAAATACAGTCGCCAAACGTCCTATCAATCCAGAAGTATGGGAAAAACGTGATTTTAAATTCAGACAAAACATGATCCGTGCTGTCGATGACCAATGTGGACTCAAACGACTGACTTCACCAAGTGCCTTGCATAAAAAATGGGTTAAAGCCTATGAAAAGATGGGATGGAAATATGGACGCAAACGGGATGTAAAATTGAAAACCCACCCTGATATGGTTCCTTTTGAAAACCTGGGACGCAAAGAACAAGAAAAAGATTGGGTCTTTTTTATGCTCTGTGAAATTGCTCGGAAGATTAAATGACCCCCTCCCTCGCGAAGAGGAAGCGGTGAACTTGACAAACATTTACTGAAGTAGTTTGATACCCAAGATGCCTCGGAATAATTCAATCCCCATTTCTCACACGGCGTAGGTTCTCACCTTTTCCGAGGCGCACCTATGTCCGTGTGGGTATTATTTTGAAGTAGGAGGGTCGTGACTTTCACAGAAGAATTTGTGGCGTATGCCAGAGAATCAACAGACTCGCCGGAAGACTTATTGTGGTGGGGTGGTATCTTGGCAATCTCAAGCGTTTTAGGCCGCAAAGTGTCTTTTAAGCATGGTCGCCGCTCGCAATTCCCAAACTTATGGCTGTTGCTTGTAGGGCCTTCTTCGATTCACAAATCAACAGCTCTTGATTTGATGCTTGATCTGGCCCAGGAAATTAATTCTGAAATTGAATATCCACAAGATTGGTCAACGCAATCCCTATTTCTCGATATTCAGCATATGCCGCATGGGATGTTTGTATACGACGAAGCCAAACAATTTTTTGATATCTGTTCCCAAACCTATAACGTCGGCTCTATGTCGATGATTACTTCATTGTTCGAGCGCGGGACGTGTTCTGTCACTCGCGTCAAAAAAGAAAAGGGACAACCGCGAACAAGTCAACGTGAAGTGTTAAGTAACGCCTATCTTTGCTTCGGAGGAGCATCAACGGCAGAATGGCTTTTATCGGGAATTCAAGACAAAAAGTCTGCCGTCTTGTCAGGCTTTCTGCCCCGTTTTCTTTTTGCCTACCACGCCAAACAGATCGACAATTTCAAACCCTGGTTTCTCCCACCCGACGAAATGAAACGGCAAGTTCTCCTTGATAAGCTACGCTTTTTTTGTTCCTTATCCGGCGAAATCGCTTACGACCCTGACGCCGCGAAACTCTACGAAGAATGGTATGCAGGCCAACGCCTCAAATCACAACTGGCTGAAAAAAGTGAGCCGATGGTCACGCCATTCTTGAATAAGATTCGGGATGTCTATTCTCATAAGCTCGCCATGATCGCGTCCGTCGATATCGGAGATTTCCCAGCCATCACCGTTCGGGCATGGAACCACGCCGAGAAAATGTTGGATATGGCGGAAACATCTATCCGTAAATTAATAGGTTCACTGGTCGAAACAGAATGGGACAAAATGCGCCGGAAAGCTGTGGAGTTTCTTTCAGATCGCTTGGATTGCTCCCGCGAAGAATTCGGCGATGCGACAAAGATCAGAGGCAAAGCGGCGGATAATGTGTTGACGGGATTGATGAACGACGGCAAAATTGTCATGAAAAAAGTCGAGAAGTCCACAAAACCGTTAACCGTCATTCAGTGGGTGGGCAATGGATCATCATAAGTGCTGGCGATGCCGGTATAGCTATCCGATTCCGTTGGTCGGCATGATGTTATGCGAAAGATGCTGGTTGCGTTTGGAACGAGATTGTATCAAACAATGGGCAAAGGAGAATCTCGATGAGAACGGACAAATAATTGGATGAACTTTATGATCGGGCTTCAGTCGTTCCTGGCTGGCTGTCGTATTTGTTAGATGCCAAAGCAATCAATGATGATGAAGCATCCTATCTCATTTGGCGTGATGAATGTGACGCGCCTGTTAAGAAGAAGTTGCGAATCTGGGAAGCGCAGATCGAATCGCATGGCGGAATTGAATTAGAGAACGCCGAAACGCCGGAAGAACAACTGATGGCTGTGACAAATCGTATTCATTCCATTGATAAGAAATGTGTTGGAATGGGCTATCCAATTGCGGAAGCGTTACGTGAAATCGGACGGTATCGACAACTCGTTTCGTTACGTGCTCAATTGCGGATGCAATTAGAACCGCCGAAAATGATGGCGAAAGAACTAATTGAAAAAGCACGGGCTTACAGGCTTGATGATCTCTTGAAAGGTAAACTCAAAAAAAAGTTTATGTTGTGTCCTGTTCATGGAGAAGATCATGGCTCGTTTTATGTGACGGCTTATGGGTTTTGTTTTGGGTGTCTGCGGTCCTGGAACTCCATTGGCTGGCTCATGGATTTTGAGAAAATGATGTTCAAACAAGCAGTGGAATATCTTGCCAGTTTATAGGTCTTTTGGGGAAGAGATAGTTGACTGGTGGGTATCTGGCGGGTATAAACTATCTTTTTGTGTTTTAGAAAGGTATCTAGATAGTTTATGTCCATTTAGCGGGTATCTTTTGTGACGACAATAACTAGATACTTTAATAACTTACTTACTTACTTACTTACTTACTTAAATAAAGAACGTAGAGCACTTGCGGCATGAAACATAGAAACGCAGTAAACTATCTGGGTATCTTTTCTAGCCGCCAGACCGAGAGGGTGAAATGACAGACCAAGAAATGAACGAAGCCGTAGCGCGGAAGTTGGGCGGCGAACGGCGAACACTTCCCGATGTAGAGCTTGAAGACGGAACAATAATTCGTCATTATCCTGATTACTGCCATTCCATCGCGGCGGCGTGGGAGATTACGACGTTTTTTGAACAGCACCAAATCCGGTTTAATTTGGGGTTCTTGCCAATCATGCCGCCTGCCCAACGATGGGAAATTATCTGGGCCGGACCCCAAGCCTTACCAACAGACAAGGTCATGACTTTATATACCAGTTCTGCGCCCAAGGCGATTTGTCTGGCGTTTCTGATGTTGTCATGATCAACGGCGTGCAAGCAGGTGCATTTTGGGGCGAATGTTTGGCGGCACAGCTGGGTTTCAAACGGGCTGTAGAATCGCGCTAGGCGAACGCTAAGATAGCTAGGATGCGCTGAAAGGCTAAACCTTGACAAAGATACCATCTAGGGGGTATAACCGCTCAAATGTGGCCTAGCCAAAGGGAGGGGCTTCACCGCCCTGATTGTAGAGACAATGGACCTCATCGGTGGGGATCGATCCATTTCAGCCCAAAATCGTCAGAATTTGTCCAAACTTGCAGGGCATGTGGAGCGTTACGTTGGACGAGTTGGATCACCAAAACCTCACAAATAGGTCAAAAGTCCCATATTATGAAAATAAACGCATTGTAGTGAGTTAATATGAAATATAATCTAGGTTATCGGAAGTGAATTACCAAAACAGTTCATTATCAAGTATTATCACTACTGACGAAGAGTACCGAAATGTCTATCTGGATGGTATGGATGGTCAGGCCTGGACGAAGTGGGCTGCTACTCTCAATTGGATCTACAATTCGAAAGTGATTCGTAAAAGTCCAAAGTGATGGTAATGATTGTATGTTTCCAACAAAAACTTTTTCCAAAATGACTCCCGATCTATGCATCCTGCATCCAGCATTAAAAGCATAAAACCAGCTTCGAAATACGAGCAAAAATTGCTTGTTGCCTTCTGGTCTGGTGTCCACAACAGCCTGCGCCTCAAACCAAAGCTCTGTTTCCGCAGTTTTTCAGGAAAGACGCGAGCGGAATTACGCGAGATGTATTGTATCTGGACGGGTCCGAACGATATTTTCGGAGGGTTTTATGCGGTCGTGCCGTGGAGTTGGGAAGAGGTGGAAAAAGTGACGATAGCCAAGAAGCATCAGGCTCAGATTTACGAACAGATGGTGGCGGAGAGACTCTGATGCCGATTCCTGGGACATTTGATGATCCGAAGAAGAAGTTGACGGACGACCCTGGTGTCACATCGCCGCCTAATATATCGGCGGTGAGCAGCGGTGTGCCGAGTGGTGGGAGCGTGACGATCACGTGGACGACGGACAAGGCGACGAGCAGTCGCGTAGAGTACGGAATAGCGCCGAACAGGACGCAGTTGAGCACGAACGAGAATATCACGCAGTTAGTGACGGGCCACAGCGTGACGATTGGGAATTTGGTGGTGGGGGCTCTTTATTTGTTTCGAGTACACAGTCGGTTGGGAGGTGGGAAGGATGGTGGTAACAATGTGGTTATTGATGGTTATGATTTTACGGCGGACGGTCAGTTTGTGGCGGCGTGATTATTTATCGTCTTGACCAATTCAGTCTTTTGCGTCCGTTATGGGTACGTCACATGTTTGCGGATATTGATTGCGGGCGTCGGTTCCGGCCTTGCGGGTGCACACTCATTGAAACTGATTTTGCAACGTTTCTACGAAAGCACGGCTGGCTAAATAATTTGATATGAGGGCTATTCGGTTGGGTTGGAATGCGGTTCCCGATAGCGCCGAAAAAGACGTTATTGATGTTTTCCGGAGTGGTCAGTATTCGCCTGGAAAGAAGTGCCGTGAGTTTGAAGAGGCATGGGCGAAAGCGCATCAAGCCAAACATGCCATTTTTGTCAATTCAGGAACGGATGCCCTAAGACTGAGTCTCATGGCAATGAAGGAGAAGTACGGGTGGCGGGATGGGGATGAGGTAGCGGTTCCGGCGCTGACGTTTGTAGCGACGGTGAACGTGATAGAGCAGGCGAGACTCAACCCTTTTTTTGTGGATGTGGGGATGTACGATTATTTGATGAATGAGCACAATCTGGACCGGCATTTACGAGGGACAAGACAGACGAATGTTAAAGCGGTGATGCCGGTTCATTTGTTTGGCGGTCGGTGTAGTGATGGGATTTATGAGGTGGCGCGGAAGTATAAGTTGAGAGTGTTAGAAGACAGCTGCGAGACGATTGGGAACGCGCCGCGTGGGGACGTGAGTTGTCATTCGACGTACATGGCGCATCATGTGACGACGGGGGTGGGTGGGTTTGCGGTGACGAACGACGGTGAGTTAAACGAGTTGATCAGGAGTTATGCCAACCACGGGCGGAACCCAGATTATTTGCCTGGGTACAAGAAATCGACGGACATCAAGAAACGGTTTCAATTTGATCGGGTGGGGTACAGTTGTCGCGGGACGGAATTTGAGGCAGTGTTGGGGTTAAGTCAGATGGACGGCATCCAGGAGAATATTGGTCAGCGTCGGCGGGTGGCCAAGGCGTTAGGAACTGTTTTGCGTCCTTACGTCAAATGTCCTACGGGTGATGAAGAGGGGCATACGTTCATGATGTTTCCGGTAGTTTTGAATGATGATCCAGGAATAGATAAATATGATTTATGTCTGCAATTAGAGAAGAATGGGATTGAGACTCGTGACATGATGCCGATTACGAGTCAGCCGTGTTATAGAAAGTATTTTGATAATGATTTAGAAGAATATACGTTTTCAGTGGCTAAGAACATCAATAAGAATGGGTTTTACATTCCGATTCATCCTGGGATGACGGGGGATGATGTGGGATGGGTAGCGGAAGTATTTCGAAAGGCTCTATCGAGGAAGTTGCAAAGGGTTTAAATTCATGCTATAGACAGCGCAATCTCGGGCTGAGAGCGTTTGATTTTC